TAGCGTCCCACTCCGTACCTCCGTTTTCAATCTGTAAGGATGCGTCGTTCAACTCAGCAATCTCTTCAGCTAGGTAACGGTTGTGACGGTACGATAAGTCTAACTCGGACTCCGTTAATACAGAACCATTCACAAAGTCCACAAGGTTCTCGTTAGGAGCACTACGTCGTCTTACTCGTACAGAAGCTGCGGCACTTAGTCCGGGTGCGTCTAGTACGATCTTAGAAGTAGGTGTAGCTACAACAGTAAAAGCAGTCGTATCTACTCCCGCTATCTCTACTTTTATGTGTTCGTCTTCGAGGTAAGGAAAGTTAAAAGAGAAGTCAGTTTGTCCTTGGGTCCCTGCGTGGTCTATGTATGTGACAGCCATGATGATATATATTATTAATTATTGAGAGAGAAGAGCAAGTACATCTTCACGGGATACGCCTTGTTTATTATAACGCAGTGCTAAGTTTGTATTTCTGATTTTACTAGCTAACTCAGGAAACTCTTTAAGCATTTCACGTTGTGCTATGTTTTTATATTTATTTAACACTCTAGTTATCTGATCCACCCTAGGGCTTCTTATCCCTAACTCAGCATCAAACCCCACTAATTTTTTATAACTAGAAGATTTAATTAATTTATTAAGAGCTTGTCGTAAAGTGCGTCCTCCTATTGTTACATCCTTTAATAACTCAAGCCTTCTATCGTAAGCACTTTGTCCTTCTTCGTTGGCATATTCAAGTAGGTCTACATTACCTCCGAGCATTTTTGAGCTAGGCATTCTAAAACCATGTTGTAGTTCTGCCATTTCTAGAAGTATTGGGTCTGCTTTATTTTCGGAACTTGCTATAGGATTGATAAAACCAAATGTACCATAGTCTATTATTTTCTCTTCACCTAATATATTCCGTTTAGGATCAAGCATAGCCCTACCTCCCGGAGTCTTCTTTAATATAGCATCAGCTACACCCCTAACTTCACGAAGTGCTTGCTTATCGTAATCTTGTGCTTGAGAAAATATATTTGGTATAGAACTACCAGCATAGTTTTTAAGCACTCTTTCCCCAAACCTCTCAGGTTCTTGAAAAGCATCAGACCATAACTGTATACCTGCTAAGTAAGATTTATTAGATAAGTTCCTAGATATAGCGGTAGCCATTGTTACTATGGTAGTTTCAATAGTATCTTCATTCGCCTCTTTGTCTTCTTTTAACATCTCACTAAGATCAGCCGTAGTGCCTAATAATGTGGCGATTGGGTCGAGTCTTTGATAACTGTAGTATTTACCATCGTACAACATACTGTACGGTCTCCACCCAGTTTCTTCTAATATCTTTCTTTGCCTTTCATCTGTAGGTCCACCACCTGTAATTACAGGTAATACTTCGTTGTTATTTAAAACTAAATCAAGTAACATACCTGCTACACTGAAAGATGTAACTACTTTACCCCTAGTTGCCGCCTTAATAACAGGGTCTGAAGATTTTAATCCTTCTCGCAATGCCATAGCTTCAGAACGCAAACCGGGTACATTTAATATTTTATCAGTGCCGGGTACTTTCACGCTCATTGACAAAGGTGAACGTTCAAAAGCAAAACTTAATAAGTTAGTAGGAGTACGTACAAAAGGCATAACGAACCTCAACAGAGGCCAGCTCTTAGATAAATTCTGTAGCCCCTTACCTAGTGTTCCTTCTTCTAACTCTCTAGTGTGCGTGAAATACTTAGCCTCATCTAATGCGTAAGAAGCTAATACTGAAGCATCCTCATCGAAGTTTTGATCTACGTAGTTTTTGATATGATCTGATCTTTGTTTAGCGAACTTCACACCCACTAACCCTAAGTCATCTGCTTGTTTTGCTGCTTCTCTGATAAGAGCTTCTTGAGACATCACTTGACCATTAGTAGCTACTACTTTGTTCAGTTTATCAGCTATATACCCAGAGATTTCTTTTGGGTCTTTCATGCCTAAGTTTATAGCCTCCATCCCAGCTTTCAAACGAGCCGCCCTTCTGAACGCTAATTGTTTAAATAACTCATCTCCAGTTAACAAACCTCTAGCAGGTAAATTTACAACACCTCCTAATGTGTCTATGGTTTTTTGCTTGAAGCTTTTACTCTCATCTAATCCCTGCCTTAAATCAACAACATCGCCTATAGCTTGTCTTGAAGATTCTAATGTACGACTTCCTACATCTAGTACTTCTTTACCTGTGGCAAGTGTTTTAAACGCTGCTGAAAAAGCTTCTTTCCATAACACATAATCAGCCCAAGAAGCTATAGCAGCTTTAGCTAAAGGTAAATTCCCTGTAAGTATAGCACCAGTAGTCATCTCGAAAGTGCCTAGGGCTTGTGTTAATGCGTTGCCTAAAAAGTTTACCGCTTGAGTTCTAGGACCACTTAATAACGAATTAATCCAGTACTCAGAAGGAACATCTAGTAAATGCTTGCCTTGTGCTTTTTTGGATAGTCCTAATATTTTTTTGATAGATGCTTCAGCATTGTTGGGATCGTACATCTCTTTGATGAGATCAGAAGCTTTCTTAGGAGACATACCTCCCGATTCGTTATTTAAAAACTCTTTTACAAGTGCTGTGTTTTCTAGTTCACTTCTTTCTAATCCTATCTTTCTGGATATAGGTTTTTTCTGCCTACGCATCGCTAGATTCTTAGAATCCTCAGAACCCATTTGTCTGTAGTAATCATATATCTCTACAAATTCACTTAACTGGTTTCTTAATGCAGCTTCAGATTGTAAACTCTCGGTATCATCAAAAGCTTTAACTGCTTGCATTAACCTCTCGTTAGACCCTCTTAGTAAATCTTTAAATATCTCACTCTCTACACGAATACGCCTACGATCTTTAATCGATTGAGCACCTAGTTTAAAGAGTTGGTTAAGGTCGTCGTCTAAGAAGTCAGCTTCTCCTTTATCAAACTTATCAAGCAATTTAGGGTTCTGATTGTACTTCTCTGTTAAAATTTTGTGAGCCGAATCAATATCTCCCACAACTTCTAAACGAGGTAATGTAGGACTTTCTCCTTTTAAAACAGCGTCCGTCCACTGCTGCCACTCTGGGTCTGTTTTTATCTTAGGATCAAAGCTTTGTACGCCTCTGGCTTTTCCACCTGTTGGTGCAAAGTCAACAGTACCTGTAACTTTTAAATCTTTCTCACTAAACACTACATAATTATGTTTCCCTTCTCCTGTTTTTCTGGCTGTCCCTCCTTGTAAGTATCGGATTCCCGGAATACCCATTTCAGAGAGGAAGTCAGAAGCAGCTTCCGGATTTCCTATTGATTTAGACTTAGCTAAAGTTTCGTACAACTCCCTTCCTGTCGTTACATCAAAATATATATTATCTAATAAATCTTTAGGGAAATCTGGATCAAAATCTGAAACAGCTTCTACTACTGCTTTTAATGTTTTCTGTACTTTCTTGGGCTGAGTCAACATGGGTTTATCCCATGACATAAACTTATCTATGTCAGGTGCTACATCTATTTCATATATACGACCTAAATTTTTAGCAGCCTTTCTAGTAGCTGGGGACAGATCATATTTGCCGGGGCCTTTCCCTTGAGAATCTTCTATAGCTTGTATTATACCTTCCATAGGATTATCAAATCCCAAGTAATCATCACCCCTTACTGCTTTTAAAAACTCTATTTTTTGTTCATTAAGTTTAAAATTAGCACGATCAATATCAGCAAAAGCTTCTCCTTCTTTATAACTTTTTTTAATGAAACTAGTAGCTCCTCCAGATTCTATAACCTCGTCTATTACATCTGATATGCCTTCAAATTCACCCCTCGATGCCGCATAATTCAGTTCTCCTGAAGCCCTCTCTAAATCCTTAGCCAAATGTCTAAATGTTTGTCCGATATAATAATGTCTAGCTACTCCTTCTGCTTCAGCTACATAAAAACCATGTCCAAAAGCTTGAGCACCTTCACCTGTTCCTATTTTAGATTTGATAAACTCCCCAAAAGGAGCATCAGGTTTAGGTTTGAAGATGTGAGGGGTTCCGTGGAACGCTTTAGGCATACCCTCAACACCTCTACCTCTTTGAGTAGGTAAACGCATCTCT